AAGACATTCTCTGCAGATTGGCGAACCAATTTGTCTGTGAGAATAATTTTTGCACCCACTTCGGATGCGGTTAGGTCGACAGTGGTCATCCCAATGTCTTCCTCGTCTACGATATCGACCCCATCAGTGAGATCTTGCATAGACATCTGTCCTACCTTTGGAACTGTTACTTGTTTGGCTCCCTTGGGTAGGGTGAACTGCTCAATCAAATTCATAGCTGGAGCATTGTGCTCCTCGGTATACCGAGCTGCAGCTATTATTATATTTTGGGCGTTCTCAAGGTTGCCTGTTGTTGCTGTTTGTGCCATTATAGCCTCCTTTTCAGCATTTTAAATAAACTACCCCTGTCCAGCCGCTCTCCGTGCTGCAGCTTGATGGGCTTCTGATCTTTGACCTGCTATATATTCCTGCAATAAACGATCTTGATTACTTGTAGGTTCCGCAGCACCTTGACTATTGTCAAATGTTTGCGGTTTTACTTGGCCTTGTTTTAGCCTTGCAATTTCTTGTGCTTGTTGACGGAGTTGAGCCATTCTTTTAGCTTCAAGCTCCATAGCTTGTGGAGTAGTGAATCCTGATAATGCTCTATAATCTTCAAGCATTTGCTTATCAGCTAAACCATATTTTTCAAGAAAATGAAGACTAGCATTGTTTCTACCTTCAATGTTTCTTATAAGATCGTAATCTCTAGTTTGTTGATCTCGTAATTGTTTTTGTGATGAAACGTGAGATTTAGCAATTTCTCTAGCACTTTGCGGATCTACACCTTGTTGTTGTGCCCTACGCTCTAATGCTTGAGCCTGCCTATAAACCTGTTGCTCCCATTGTTGTTGGGCATCAACTTGTTTCATTCTATGCAATTCTTCTATCTGTGCCTGAATGTTTGGATCAGGTTGTTCAGGCTGAACAGGTTGCTCCGAAACAGGTTGTTGTGGAGCAGGCTGTTCTTGCAAGGGTAATTCCCCTTGAACATTTTGTTCTTGTTGCCCTTCTGTAGGAGCTACAGGTACTTCTGTTTCTTCCACAGGAGCATCTTGCGTAGGTTCCTCGGTCGGAGCTTCTGCTTGAACCTCTTGTATTGGTTCTTCTGTTTGTGAATCTGTTGGCATTACCATAATTTTTCCTCCATATTTCTATATATTCCTAAAATATTTATTATATAAATCTGTATGCGTTACATTTTTTAATAAGATGTCGTTAAAAAATGCTAACAATTCCTTTTCACTCATAGGTGTTTTTTTATTCTGTTCAAATATTCTTTCAACAGCTCTTGCTTTTGGTGAATATAAAGTCTTGTCATATTTCCCTATAATAAGAATCATTGACTCTACTTCTGGGTTATCTCGCAAAAACCTTGTTTGTTCTCTTTTTGAAACTGAACTTAATAATCTAAAAAATCTTCTGTTTTTATCTTCTGTTGTTTCTCTATCTTTTTGAGTTTGTCTTTTCCATTGTTTATACAATTCTAATGCTTGTTGGCCGTCTGGTATGTTTGCAGCAATTTCATTAGCAACATTATCTCTAATGTCGTAATATCCAGACTCAGCTATTTTGTCTGACATTTCTAACATAGCACCTGCTACAGGTGGTGCATCTTTTTTAGCAGATCTTTGCACTCTTAAAAGATATGATTTAATTTCTTTGTCGCTTAAAGAGGGATTTTTTATTGCCATATCTTTTGACCAATCTATAATCTTTTGATCTCGTAAATCCCAATCTACTTCCCCAGTACCTTTGTCAACAATACCATCTTCTTCGTCATACAAAATAGCGTAATATTGGCTAGACGCATAATCATAAACATCAGGATCTGCATTACTTAATGGTCCTAATTCTGTTGTTCTTCCGTAGTCAAACAGCTCTTGTATTTTTTCATATTTACCATTTTCATCTACAAGAGTTCTGCGTTGCTTTGCAAAGTTTGCTCGTATTTTTTGTATGTCTCTAAAGTATGTAGACCTGTCTGCCATGTCGCCACTTATAAATTCTAATTCCTCATCCTCTAATTCTTCTTGTTCTTTATCTAATAAAGCATCTCGATCTGTTTTGTATCTTGTGTATAAATCTGCACTGTTTTGTAATCGTTCGTATGTTTTCTTTTCAGCATCTTCCCATGCTTCTGGAGACAAGATTTCTGAGAACCTTCCTTCTTCAGCCATTTGCTTTATAGTTTTGCGGTAATCAGCAGCAAGGTCATCAAAAGAAACAGTTTTTTCATCACTAAATAAACGTGTAAGTTTAACCTGCCCACTATCAAAAGCATCTTTTCCTACGTTTGCTAAATACTCTCGTAGTTCATTTTCAGACATATTAAATGCGTCTTGTAGCCTTTCGTCTTCAGGGCCAAGTCTAGTAATGTCGGTGTACACTTCGTTTAAACTTTCATTTAATGATTCGTATCCGCTTTTTATACCAAGAACCTGAAAGAAAGTTTGTGCAGTACCAGTAGTAAAGTCTTCAAGCCCTTCTGCTCTGCCTTCTCCGCTACCTGTTCCAAAATGCAAAAGTCCATCAAGTGCTCTTGGTACAGTTGCTTCTTTACCTGGAGCAGCCATAAAAGTTTCGTCTAATGCAAAAGGAACAAAGTTTGACATAAGTGTAGATATTGATTCTGGACTTAACACACTTTCAAAGAAATCTTCTTCAAATGGTTTTGGCACTCTACCGTCTATTTTTGCACGAGTAATTTGTCCTATAACATCTTCTCCTGCCAAGAAGTCCCATGTTTGTCCTACGGCAGGACCACTTATTGTGCTTCTAAATTTGTCCAACATATCGTCTACACTAACACCTTGATTTTTAGCAGTAAGTCCAGCTTGAGGTATAGCTGATAAAATTCTTAACATTGTATCGTGCGGTCCTAAAAAGCTAATATCTAAATCTCCTACATGGACACGCATAAAGTTTGGATTGTAATACCATTCTCCTGTAGCTTTATTTTCTTTAAACGGATTTAGATCTGTTGGTTGTCCTAACGCCTCATTAATACTTAAAGTTAAAAAGGCTGCAATACCCATAAATCTTGCCATATATTGCCTAGCAATTCTTTCGTCTATTGTAGCTGACTGTCCTGGCATTACACCTTTGTATGTACCTTTAATAGATTTAGATAGCATTGCCATTCTTGCTTGAAAAAATCTTGGTGAGAATAATAAGAATTGGCCAACATCTCCACCAAATCCACGCCTGCCAACTCCAGTCATTACATTAATAGCGTCTGCTATTTTTCTGGCTTCTCCAGAGTCAATCAAATCTTGTATACGGCCACCTCTGCTTCTTGCAGCTAGAAGCAGTTCACTAGAAAAAAGTTGATAACGCAAAACATTACCGTAGTGAGTAAAAGCTCTGTCAAACTTTTTAAGTATTGGGTTGTCAAATCTATAAAAATCAGGAACATTTCCTAGCACAGCAAGCCCTAAATTAATAGCTTGTGTTGGGCTAACTATTAAATTAGGATTTGATCTAGCAATTTTTTCTTGTATTCTGTAATATTCTGCAACTAATTGAGGTCCGTTTTCTCCAAATGCTTTCCATGAAGCACTTAATGCACTTAAAGAATCGCCTTGTTCTCCTATAGTTTTTAAATCTGCAACTGAATCTGTTTTACCTGCCATGTTAGCAAGCCGCCTTGCGGTGTCATTTAAAACAGCCGTCCAGCCTTGTATACCAAAAGCACTGAAGTCTCCTGTAGCACCAAAGGTTCTAAGTAAAGAGTTGAGCTTCATCATAGTCCCTCGGATTCCTTCTGGGTTTTGACTCCTAAAGAATTTTGACATTTCCTTGTAAATACTATCTCTAAATTGTGTTGGGAAATAATGTCCTTCAAGCCCAAGTTTGCTTAAAACATCTATGTCTTTTGAAATAGCAGGAGCTAATTTAGTCTTAAATTCAATTTCAGCCTTTGTTAACAAATCAACAAGTGTGTTTTTTTCGTTTTGATACCAATCACCTCTAGTTCCTTGCAACAATCCTTCTATTTCTTTTTTCCATTTTTTTAAATCAGAACCAAAGTCTTCTAATTCTTTTTCACCTAATTTAACAATGTCATCTGTGTCATCAGGAGTTAATGCGTGTCTAAGTTTAGATGACTCTATATCTGAATTTATTTCAAGAAGCCTTTCAGAAAGACTCATTGTTTTCCCTGTCTTTGAAGGATCAGCAACTTTAGTGCGTTTTACTCCTGATCTTACAGCCATTGCTTCTAAAATCCCTTTAATTTTTGATAATCTTCCGTAATATTGATTCATGGTAGATTCGCCAATGATTTCAACTATACTTCCGTACTTACCTTCAAAATTTTGTTCACCAAATTTTTTTAAACTTGCCGATACTCTTGTATCTCTTTGTGCTTTTAATACGGTTTCAATCAAACTTCCATTAGCAATAGATGGATGCAGATATGCTTCTCCATTAATCATACCTTCGGCCTGAGATTTATACACTCTTTTTTGCACTGGTGCTCGATCAAAACCAAATGAGGAAATTTTTTCGTCAGTTCCTACTAATTGTATTTCTTTAATTTTATCTGTTAGCATACCTTCTTCTGAAATTTTACCCACGGCAGTTCTCGGCTGGTATCCGTACCCTTCTTCATACATAGCACCATAAGCACTGTTAGCACCCATAACACCTTCTCGTGCCGCAACATTTTCAAAAGGCTTTGGAATTTTAGAAAGTTTATCTACAAAGTCTCTTAAAAAAACTGTGTCTCCAATTCCAGCACCATTTATTTCTTTTAAACCTAATTCATCTAACATTTCTTTTGTAAGTTTTGTTTGGTGTACATTTAAAACCTTTTCATATAAAGGCACTCTTTCCATCATATCGCTGTAGCCAGGAAGTAAATTTGGATCAACATTTTCACCTCGTGCATTTTTAACTATAGTTCCTGTGTAGTCATCACTGACCAAAGTGTTTCCTCGAAATGTTACATTTACAAGCTCTGGATGATTTGCAGTAATCCATCCATCTGTAAAAACTGCGTTAATTTCACTCGCCATTTTGCTGGACTCAAGTGCATTTTCTACCAACCCTCCTGTAACAACAGTAGGATCAGCATCAAGTTTTCTTATGCCTTGCCTTACGCCTGCTCCAACCATGTTGGTCTTAATTACACCTGGGAATATTACATCAATCTGGTTCATAATAGCTATTGTTTCACCTTGAGCTAGTGATTTAAAACCTTCAATTTTATCCATTACTGCACTATAAAATCTTTTTAATCCACTGCCAAATTGTTTACCTTTTCTATTTTGCAACCAGTTTTTTTCATTAAAAGCTGGTCGTGGTGAAACAACTTCAGGTATTTTAAACCACGAAGATTTCCCTTTAGTTTTTTCGGTTAAATATTTATTTATTGTAGCTGCGGTTCTTATAAAATCGTGCGACATTTGTGCACCAATTTGATCTACTTTTTGCCACATCCCTTGCACCTTGCCAGAAACTTCAGGATCTAACTCTATGTGATCTTCAACATCGCCTATATCTATTTCGTCAGAGCGTCCAGAAATTTCAGGGAGTTTTCTTTCCGCTTCAAAATCACTTTCTTTAGCAAGTGTTATTTTTGCCCCACGAGGCATATCTTCAATCTGCCCTTGGTCTGCTAATGTTTGGCCTAAATTTGTTGCATAATTATCTGCATCAATAGGGCTATTGCCATTTTCAACCCCTTTTCTTCTTATTCTGTTCGCAACAATATCGTATGTTTTTTTTGTTAGCCTTACTCCGCTTGCAGCACCTCTAAATGGTAGTTTTATTGCATTGCCTACAAGATTGTCTAATCTTGTTGGAAGCATCAATGCTTCCTCTGCAATTTTGCTTCCTCCACGCACACCTTCTCGGAATATTTTTTGTGCAGGATCTAAATTAGTTTTAGCTGAGAGTCTTGCTACTTGCTTTGCACCATGTTTTGCTGCAAGTCTAGCAGCTGTAGCTGTACCAGCAGTTAATCCTATTTCTCCAGCTATTGCTGCAGCTTCTACTGGAAGTCCAAGAAGTGTTCTGTGGCTAACATCCATACCTAATATCTTTTTATCTTCTGCTAGCCATGGCATAGCTTGGTCTTGAACATTTCTCATTAAATCATATCGTTCAGACATTGTAGGATCTCGCCCTTCAGTCTCACGAAATTGTTGTTGTGCATCTCGTACCTGCATACCTAGCTGGGTATTTTTTGAAGGATCTATTAAATCACCTGCGGTTCTTGGTATTAATCCACCTGTCAAAAAAGATGCTACATCAAATTGAGTGCTAATTGCTTCACGGCCAAGTTGCCCCAAGGCAGCTAATGGTCCTTTATCTTGAAATGTTTCTTTGGTTTCTCCATAAAGCTGAATTAAATTATCTCTTGCCATACTTGGATAATCAAAAAAAACTTTACCAGCAGTTTTAGCGGCATCCCAAACACGGCCAGCACCAGATCTCAAAGCACTCTCTTGTCCTGATTGCTTTGCTCGACTAATTTCTCGTAATCTTTGTCTTTGTTCTTCAGTAGGCATTAGTAAAAAATAAACCTCGTTCTTGGATTAGTAGCTGTTTGCGTTACACC